TGTCGCCGCTTAGCGGCTCATCAGCTACTGTCACCGCGGCTTCCGGTACAATTACCCAGACTATGGTGCTGTCTGGTAGCGCACCGGCTGTTAGCTCGGCATCCGGTACGATGTCGATGACAGAGCTGGCGGCGGGGTCCTCCGCGTCGTCGTCAGTCGGTACGGGCACAGTCGTAGACATCATGGCGGTGTCTGGCTCCAGCTCGACGGCAAGCAGTGCGAGCGGCGCAGCAGGCTTCAGCCTGGGTACCAGCGGCACGTCCTCGACGGCCTCGGCGGCCAACGGTACAATCGGCCAGATCATGAAGCTGGCCGGCTCGTCAGCCGCTGTCTCTTCTGCATCTGGCGCAATTACCGCGACCGCTGCTGCAGCCGGTAGCTCTGCTTCCGCCTCGGCCGCTACCGGCGCGTTGACGCAGACCATGCTGATAGCAGGTTCCTCTGCGGCCGCGTCGTCGGCATCTGGTGCATTTGCGGGACCGATACCTGCAGCGGGCTCTGCTACGGCTGTCTCTTCAGCATCGGGCACGCTGTCACAGACTATGCTGACATCCGGCTCGTCTGCTTCTGTCTCGTCGGCGTCCGGTACCATTGGTGCCAAGGAAGCGCTAGCCGGATCGGCCGCGTCCGTATCCGGGGCGAGCGGCACCATTACCCAGACACTTGTTACGGCAGGCTCGGCCGCTGCTACTTCTGTGGCGACCGGCACCATTGGGGCTACGCTGCTGGCCTCTGGGTCTAGCGCTACTGTGTCTGCGGCTAGCGGCACTGTCGTGGCCACTATGCTAATAGCGGGCAGCTCTGCTACGGTGTCTAGCGCGACTGGTAGCTTGAGCCGGATAACTCCGCTAGCGGGCTCTAGCTCTAGCACGAGCAGCGCGACTGGCTCTGTCACAATACATACCGGACCTGTCACCTATGATCTCAATGGTAGTGCCGTTGCGGTTAGCTCTGCCAGTGGCGCAATTACCGCTCTTGGCGTCATCTCGGGTAGTTCGCTGACGAGTAGTATCGGGTCTGGCGCGATCGTTCAGATCATGAAGGTTGCTGGCTCGTCGGCTTCTGTTAGCTCTGCCAGCGGGGCGATCGGCAAGTTCCTGCCAATAGCGGGCGGCTCGATCGCGGCTAGCTCTGCCAGCGGTGCAGTTGTTATCCAGACTGGCGTTGTCACTTATCCGGTCGCTGGCTCGTCTGCTGCTGTATCCTCGGCGTCCGGTTCTCTGTCGATTACCATGGCCCTGTCCGGTACGTCTGCAACGGTATCGGCGGCGTCCGGGGCGGTCTCGGCGCGCGGCGCGGTCTCGGGTCTCTCGGCGTCCGTATCGGCCGCCTACGGCGGTCTCAGGGTCGTTGCCGGGCTATCCGGTAGCTCGATCGCGGTGAGCCGCGCCGATGGCTCGGTCGGGATTGTTACTGCATGGGTCTTGACTGGCCTATCGGTAACAGTATCTACGGGTGACGGCTGGCTAGGATTGCCGTTCAGGCCGGGTGCGCTACCCGATGTGCTGACTGCAATCGTGTTCGTGAACCCGGCCCCGAGTGCGGAGATGTCGACGGACAGCGCCGCAGCGGACATGACAATTGCGGGCATAGCAGTAAGTGTATCTACTGACCAGACAAATGCGACGGTGACTACAGATAGTCTCCACGCGGAGGTGACAGCATAATGGATACGACTTCGCTGATGATACCAAGAGGGAACGATGTCGTTGTGACGGCGAGGTTCCCTGAGATCGCTACCGGCACAGGTATGAGTTCTCAGTTCTGGTACAAGAATGACAAGACGACTCCGGACTCTGACCCATCTGTGCTGATGGTCCAGTCAACGGTTGTCTCTGACCCTGATTTCCCCGGAGCGACAAAATCGACGTTCGCCCTGACGGCGGCAAACAACGCAGCTACAGGCGCATTCTGGTGGAGAGTCGACGTCATAGACACCAGCAACAAAAGGCGAACTGCCAACTGCGGAACACTGCTAGTCGAGGCGGTGTAGTTACTCACGAGTAACGTCAAACCTGGACGGGGCTTCCCTTTCCGGGCCGGATCAGCTATTATACGCCTCAGGGTGGGATAGGAGAAAGATGAGCGAGTCTGCAGGCGAGACTGGAACTGGCGCTACCGGAGAGGTCGTCAATACCGGCGTCGACACATCTGCCGAAGATCAGGCTGCCGAGGAAGCTCTGCACGATTTGGTGCAGCAGGAAGACCCGGAAGAACTGAAGAAGCAGGTCGACAAATGGCGTAAGGCGGCCCAGCGGCACGAGAGAACCGCACGGGATAACTCCGCAGCAGCAACCAAGTTGCAAAAGCTGGAGGATGCCAACAAGTCCGAACTACAGAAGGCTGTCGATGCCCAGGCTGCTGCGGAGCGCGAGCGAGACGCCGTGCGTTCGGAGCACACTCGGTTGGTTGCGGCTGCTGCCCATGATCTCGAACCTGACATGGCCGGGTTCCTTGGTGATGGTACCGAGGACGAGATCAATGCCAGGGCGGATCAACTAGCAGGACTTATCAGGAGCGCAGCTGAGAAGCTAGCGGCACAGCTGGTAGAGCAGACGAATCAGCAGGGTAACGGTGGTCGTGCACCCGCAGGGGCGCGGAATCGCCGACCTGTTGAATCTATGCGTCCGGGCGCAGCGCCCGCTGGCAGTGCAGCTACAAGCGCGAATGATATGTTCCGGCAGCTCCTGACTGGAGAAAACCGAGACTAGCGCGGATAGCATACCTCCGCGTATCTTCCGCGCGGAAGGGCCAAGGCAGCAATGCCTCAATACGCAACTCACGTCACGCGAACGACAGCCGGTTCAGACCCGCTTGTGCCGGAGCCGCTCGCCGCAGCAATTATCCAGGAAGCGCCGAAGGCAAGTGCGGCGCTCTCGCTCATGAACAGGACGCTGTTGTCCGCCAAGACGCAGCGTATGCCCGTCCTCGACGTGCTCCCGGTTGCTTACTGGGTCGGCGGCGACGTTGGCATGAAGCAGACGACGACGCAGGCGTGGAAGAACGTCGTCATGGTGGTCGAGGAACTGGCCTGCATCGTGCCGATCCCCGAGGCGTACATGGACGACGCCGACGTGCCGATCTGGACCGAGGTCCAGCCGCGTATCTCTGAGGCGGTCGGCGCGCTGATCGACTCGGCCGTGCTCTGGGGCATCAACAAGCCTACCACCTGGGGCGAGGCCGTGTTCACCGGCGCCACCAAGTCCGGCCACTGGACCATTGAGGGGTCCGGTGTCGACCTTGGTCAAGACGTGTCGGCACTCGGCCTGGCTATGGCGCAGACCGGCTACACCGTCAACGGCTTCGCCGCGATGCCGGGTATGAGCTGGAAGCTCACCGGCCTCCGGTCGGCTCAGGGCGTGCCGATCTACAACCCGGACATGACCGCGTCCAATACTGGCAGGGGACTGTACGGCTACCCCCTGGCAGAGGTGCAGAACGGATCGTGGAACTTCAGCACGACCGGCGCGGACCTCCTGTGCGGAGACTTCACCAAGTCGATCATCGGCATCCGCAAGGACATCAGCTTCAAGATGTTCGACCAGGGCGTCATTTCCGACGACTCCGGCAAGGTCATCATGAACCTGATGCAGCAGGACTCGATCGCCATGCGCATGACGATGCGGCTCGCCTACGCGACGGTCAACCCCGTCACGGTCATGCAGCCGGGCCAGACGATCACACAGCGCTGGCCGTTCGGCGCGGTCCTCCCGGTCGGTGCGTCCGCTCCATCTGGCGGCGCGCTCTCCGTCATCCAGGCACCGCCCTACCCGTACACCGGCGCGTTCATGGCCGACCCGGCCGTGCAGCAAGCCGGCCAGACCGACGAGGAACTGGCCGCGCAGCAGGAGGCGGCCGCCAAGGAGATCACCGAGACCGACGAGTCCCAGGCCGAGTACGCCGCAGAGGCAGAGCGCGCTCGGCTACGGCAGCCCGAGCCGCGTAGGACGAGGGGCCAGCAGCAGCGGCGTAGCACTGAAGAGTAGCCGTGCCTACGCTCGCAGCAAGGAGTGGTCAGTTATGGTGGCTAGCAGAGCCGGTGTGGGCTCGGTCGTAGTTTTTGGGTACTGGCAGACTCAGACGGGTACCCCGACCACTGCACCAGGCAACGGCAAGTACCAGGCCGATTCATGGTCTGCGCCGACTCTGCTGGCTATTAGCACAACTGATTCTGACGGTTACACTCGCGACTTTACCAATGTCAGTCCTGGGGATATCATCATCCAGCTGGCCTCGAACAATTCGCAGAATTACCAGCGATGGCTGATTAACTCGGTGACCTTGATGGGCACCTGGGTACAGATAGCAGTTCAGGTGGTGGAGAGCGGAACAGCATTTGCGGCTCCTGGCTCCAATCAGTCTCGCTTGATAGAACTTATACAAGAGCCTCCAGATATCGTGACTGCGCCCTCGACAGGACTGCCCAGTCTAGCTACACCCGATGACATCGTAGCCAGGCTGGGTAGGAACCTCGACCAGACAGAGGCAGCGCGTGTCGACGCTATGCTGAAGGACGGTAGCGCTATCATCCGGCGCTACGCCCGCGAAGACTTCGTGTACGTCTCGGGTGACCTCCTGAAGGTCAAAGCTGACGCGGGGACTATCACTATCCCGAAGGTCCCTGTTGTCTCGGTCGACGGGCTGACTGCCGAGTCTGGCAACCCGATGATCCCAAACCTGCTGATCACGTGGTATTTCTTCGACGGGATCGACACCATCATGGTTCCGGACCCGCACGTTGCCGGCATTATCAACTTGGCCGAGTGGTGGTACGATACGGAGTGGTCTACGCAGCCATTCCTGTTGAAGTGGACTCACGGCTATACCTACGTACCCCCGGAGGTCAACGGACTACTCTGCAACGCCATCATTTCCGAGCTATCGACGCCGACCCTGTCGGCTACAGTCCAGAGCGAGTCGATCGGCGCGTACAGTTACAGCATGAGACGCCGCGCGATCGGCGGCGGGCTCTATGCCACGCTGACGGATTTCGGCATGCAGAGTCTGCTGGCTGACTACCGGAAGAGCACAGGCACTATTGCGACGAGGTTCTAATGTTCCCAGACGGCAGCACAGTGACGATAGTCCGCAGGACTGTCACCGGCACCGACGACTGGGGCAATGACGTCTATGGCACCGTCAACGCTGATGTCGGGCCGTGCTCGGTGCAGCCCGCCTCCAGCCGGGAGGACCTAAACTTCGCGGACCAGATAACCAAGAGTATCGTGGTGTTCGTGCCGTACGGTACCGACGTCAGCTTCATCGACGCCGTCATCGTCGCTGGAGTACAGTACGAGGTCAACGGACAGCCTGACATCTGGAAGTCGCCGTTCTCCGGCAACACGTCGCCTATCCGGATTGATGCCACCGAGGTTGAGGGGGCGGCGTGATGTCTGACTACAATCCTGACCACATCGGGATGGGAAAGTTCCTGAACTCGCCTCCGATGATGAGGCTGGTACGAAGCGTAGCCGACGACATCAAGACCCGCGCGATAGCCCTGGCCCCGGTCGGCACGCTGGCCGAGGGCGACGAGCACCCAGGCCTCTACATCTCTAGCTTCAGGGTGCGCGCTCACAGGTTCGGCGGAATACACAGTGACCGCGCGGAGGCGTTCGTATACAACAATGCGCCTGACGCTTTCTTTGTCGAGTATGGCGGCTTCGGACGCGAGCCCTATCATGTCCTGCGAAGGGCAGCAGAGGGGGCGGGCTCGTGATGCTGACTATGTTCCCTGATGTTGAATCATCGCTCATGTTCTTCCTGGTCCCGTTGTACCCGACCTTCAGGTTCGTGACAGTAGTGCCGGTCGGACAACTGGAGAAGATCACGGTACGGCTTACCCGTATTGGCGGGGCTAACGCAGATATCTGGGTCGACCGCGCCACAGTTGAAGTCGATGTATGGGGCTTCAGCGATCACACCATGGACGTCTCTATCGCCGCGAGAGAGATACAGACGAGCCTACTCGGGCTCGCCGGGAAACAAGTTACGAATGGAGTAATACAGCACGTGACGACAATATCTGGACCAAGGCGGCTACCGGAGGTGAACACAAGACTTTCCCGTTACAACGCAAGCTACGAGGTTAGACTACATCCGTAAGGAGTACAGCAAATGTCACCAGTATCACCACCATCTGATGCCCCGCCAGAGGTTAGCCCTCTCGTGCTAGGACCTGGCAAGCAGAAGGACAACACTCTTCTCTACGCGGCAGGCGATGTCGTCGCCTGGGTTGCTGCAGGCAACACGGCCGGTCCCGTTACCGGCTTTGAGGCGATCGACTCACTCACCGGCTACTACTGCTGTGGGTGGCTCGACACATCCGGCTACATCTTCAAGCTCGACGAGACCGTCAAGGACATTCCAGCGGCCGGTGTGCTTACGCCG